CAAATGGATATCAACTTAGCGGATGCTAAGTCTACTGCTACAGGTATTGGTGGTATTATGCAACGAAGTTGGCGTCCCCTCATCGGGATGTCTTGTGCCCTAGCGATATTGTGGGAGTATGTTTTAAAACAATTTGTTATGTTTTTACTTGCTGCATTTAGTGTGCAACATGATCCTTTGCCAGCTCTAGATATGGGAGTTCTCATGCCGCTGGTAATGGCTCTCCTAGGCATGTCCGGAATCCGCAGCTTTGAAAAGTTGAAAAAAATAAATTCTGATAAGTAATGTGTAAGGGTTGTGATTGCTCAGATGACTGTCCAAATAAAAGTAAAATGCTAGATCGTTGTCGTAAATGTGATTGCGTTTGTCACGCAGATACAACTTGTATGTGCGAATGCGCTATATGTGAGTGCGTAACTTGTTTAAATAAACATGGAGAAAATAATGGAACTACACTTAATAAAGAAAATAATAGACAACCTGAAGAGTCAAAGACTTAACCTAGAAGATGCGATCTTAACAGGTGGAGTTGAAGACTGGAACAAATATCAGTATTTGACAGGCCAATATAATATGCTACTAAGTATACAGCGGGATGTGAAAGACATCCTGGAAAAAGCAAAGGTAAATGATGACAACTAAGGAAAAAAAGAGTCAGGAACTTCCTGACAAAGTTTTTGCTTTGGAGAACGCATACAAGAAAAGAGAGGATCAGTTTCTAGATCCATCAAAGCTTCCAAGCAAATTAATTGAAAGACTTCCTCAACCAACAGGTTGGAGGGTCTTGATACTACCCTACATGGGACAAGCTAAATCAAAAGGCGGTATTATTCTTCCTGAAGAAACAAGAGAACGTGAACACTACGCAACTGTTTGTGCTTATGTTCTAAAGGTAGGCCCTGATGCCTACAAGGACAAAGATAAATTTCCAGATGGCCCTTGGTGTAAAGAAGGCGATTGGATTTTATTCGGAAGATATGCAGGCGCAAGATTTAAGCTTGAGGATGGCGAATGCCGTATTATTAACGACGATGAAGTGATTGGCACAATTAAAGAGCCTAGCGACATCGTTCATGTGTGAGGAGTAAATCATGGCTGAAGCAGCACAAGATGACAATATGCAAGATATTGAAATCGAAGTATCCGAGCCAAGAGGCAAAGATTTAATTGAAAAAGAGATATCAAAATTAAAAGGCGAAACTGCAGCAGGAGAAGTTGACGTTCAGGTAGATGAAAAACCTGAAGAGCCACCTGTTGAAGCAACTGAGGAAACTAAAGAAGACTCAGATGATAAAAAAGACAAATATCAAAATTATAGTAAAGATGTTCAAAAACGAATTAACACATTAGTTCGTCGAGCAAAAGAAGCTGAAGAAAGAGAAGCAGCTCTTGCTAATAAATTAAAGCAAGTAGAAGCTCAAACTTCTCAAACTCAATCTCAGTACAATACAATGCAGGATGGTTACTACAATGAGTTTAAAACTCGTGTAGAAACACAATTGTCATTAGCAAAAGATAGCTTGAAAAAAGCATATCAAAACAATGACCCTGATCAAATTATTGCAGCTCAAGAACTATTATCAAAAGCAACTCTTGATAAAGAGCGTTTAACGATTGCAACTGCTGATCGTGAAAGAAGAGCTCAAGCTCCTCAAGAGCAACCAGTTCCTAATCCTCAACCACAAGTTCAACAAGAACAAGCACCTGCTCCCGATCCGAGAGCCAAAGCTTGGGCAGAAAAGAACTCATGGTTTGGTAACGATGAAGCGATGACCTATACAGCTTTTTCAATTCATAAAAGATTAATTGAAGAAGAAGGGTTTGACCCCAACTCAGATGAATACTATACTGAGATCGATCAGAGGATCAAAAATGAATTCCCTCATAAGTTCAGTGGATCTGAACAAACTGAGGAGAGTGCCTCCAGTAAGCCCAGAGTCGTGCAACCTGTGGCTTCTGTTAAACGAGGTGGTGGAAATGCACGGAAGGTGGTTCGTTTGACACCTAGACAAATTCAAATGGCAAAAAACTTAGGTGTACCGCTAGATGCGTACGCTAAACAAGTAAAGGAGTAAATTATGGTAAACAAGACTCCAAGGGCAACAGAGAGCAGAGTTAAAACAGAACGTAAAAAAGTCTGGGTTAATCCTTCTTCTTTGGATGCACCGCCTGCACCTACTGGATTTAAACACCGTTGGATCAGGGAATCTGTAAGAGGCTATGATGACAAAGCTAATGTCTATAAGCGTCTTCGGGAAGGATATGAATTAGTGAGAGCTGAAGAATATCCTGACTGGAATCTTCCCACAGTCGATGACGGTAAACACGCTGGGGTGATAGGAATAGGGGGATTACTGTTGGCTCGTATCCCAATAGAAGTTGCTGAAAGCAGAAACCAGCATTACGAAGAGCAAACAAAACTTGCTCAGGAAGCTGTGGACAACGATCTTCTAAAGGCTAGCGATCCAAGAATGCCGATCAGTAAACCCGACAGGCAAAGTAGAGTGACATTTGGTGGTAAGTCCAGTAAAGAAACCTAAGTAAAAATTTTCTGGGTTAGCTACTGATGTCATAGATTAATAACAATAAACTCAAAAGGAGTATTATTATGGCTAACCAAGACGCACCTTTCGGCTTTAGAGCCGTCGGTAAAGTGGGTGGTGGCGTGTCAAACCAAGGGCAAACTGAATACACAATTGCCAATGGTGAAGCATCGGCTATCTTCCAAGGTGATCCTGTCAAGCTCGTAGCAAACGGTAACATTGATGTTGCTTCTGCTGCTGGTGATACTATTGTTGGTATTTTCAATGGTTGTTTCTACACAGATCCAACTACTTCAAAGCCAACTTTTTCAAATAGCTATCCAGGTGGCGTTGCAGCAGCAGATATCGTTGCAAACGTAATTGACGATCCAAACCAATTGTTTGAAGTTCAAGCAAGTGGAACAGTAACAGCGGCTAACGTCGGTGAAAATGCTGAAACAGCATACACTGCTGGTAGCACTATTTCTGGTTCTTCAAAAGCAGAAGTAGACACTTTTGCAGCAGATGCCGCAGCAACATGGATCATTGTAGGTCTTTCAAGAGACCCTGAGAACAGTGATACTACAGCTGCTAACGGAAACCTAATAGTGAAGCCAAACCTTCACTTCTACACAGGTGGAAAGGCAGGGGTATAATCCATGGCTATATCAAGAAGTCAACTCGTTAAAGAGTTAGAACCAGGCCTAAACGCACTGTTTGGTTTGGAGTATGACAGATACGAAAACGAACATGCTGAAATCTTCGATACTGAGTCTTCAGACAGAGCATTCGAAGAAGAGGTAATGTTATCAGGTTTCGGATCTGCACCGACAAAAACTGAAGGCGCAGGCGTATCATACGATAACGCTGAAGAAACCTTCACAGCTCGTTACCAACACGAAACAATTGCATTAGCATTTGCGATCACAGAAGAAGCTATCGAAGATAACCTCTACGACAAGCTAGCTGCTAGATACACAAGAGCTCTTGCAAGATCAATGTCAAACACAAAGCAAGTGAAAGCTGCTGCTGTTCTAAACAACGCATTCAGCACATCACAGCTTGGTGGTGACGGGGTAACACTATGTAACACTGCACACCCAATTCAGGCAGGTACTTTCTCAAACAGAAGTGCTAATGATGCAGACTTAAACGAAACATCACTTGAGCAAGCAATGATCGACATTGCAGCTTTAGTTGACGAGCGTGGTCTAAGAATTGCGTTACAAGGTATGAAGTTAATCATTCCTTCTAACTTACAGTTCACAGCTGAAAGACTATTACAGTCTCAGTTAAGACCAGGTACAGCCGACAATGATGTGAACGCTTTAAGAAACAAGGGTATGCTTCCTAACGGTTATGTAGTAAATCACTTCTTAAACGACACTGATGCGTATTTCATCAAAACTGATGCCCCTAACGGCTTCAAGTATTTTGAGAGAACACCTATCAGAACTGCAATGGAAGGCGATTTCGATACAGGTAACATGAGATATAAGGCAAGAGAAAGATATTCTTTTGGCTTCTCAGACCCAAGAGCTGTATACGGTTCACAAGGTTCTTAAACATAAGAACACGTTCCTCCTAGAACAACAAAGGGCGGTTGTCTTTGACTCCGCCCTTTTTTTATGCCATACTGAAATTCTAGCAAAATAAATTACACAAACTGAGCTAGCAGACGATATAGAGATTGTGTAATTCGGTCTATATAACCAAGGAGGTTTATTATGGCAAGTAGAACAACATTCGCTGGTATCGTAAGATCAAATGGCGGAGATAGCAAAAGAGAAACTTATGCTGGTTCAGTACAGTTAGCAGCACAGTTTTATTTTGACCCAACTGCAGCACAAGGAACTGACGTT